TGATGATTCAAAAGCATTAATGAACTTGGATAAGTCAATTATGGGTAAAGTGATTGGTCAAGACGCTGCGGTCGTTAAAATCGCAAAATCTATCAAGAGAAATCGTTTGGGTATTAAAGACCCTAACAGACCTATCGGTTCATTTATCTTCTTAGGTTCAACGGGAGTGGGTAAAACTCACTTGGCAAAACAATTGGCTAAAGAAATGTTTGGCACTGAAGATTCTCTAATTCGTGTGGATATGTCAGAATACCAAGAAAAACATACAATATCTAAATTGGTTGGAGCACCTCCGGGGTACGTTGGTTATGAAGAAGGTGGTTTATTAACTGAAAAAGTTAAAAACAAACCATATTCTGTAATCTTGTTTGATGAGGTTGAGAAAGCCCATAAAGATGTCTTTACGGTTTTACTTCAAATCTTAGATGATGGTCACGTAACTGATAGTTTAGGTAGAAAGATTAACTTCAAAAATACCTTAATCATTTTAACCTCTAACTTGGGTGTTAAAAAATTACAAGATTTTGGTACAGGTATTGGGTTCTCAAATAACTCATATGCCGATGAAGAGGCTAAAAAAGAAATCTTGATGAAAGAAATGAAAAATTTCTTCTCACCAGAGTTTATCAATCGTATTGATGACACAATTGTTTTCAACTCACTATCTCCTGAAGATATTGATAAGATTACCGATATTGAGTTAAAGAAATTAATGGTTCGTCTTAGTGAGATGAAATATACCGTAACTTACGATGATGAGGTAGTTAAATACTTATCTAAAATTGGGTATGATGAAGTGTATGGTGCAAGACCATTGAAAAGAGCAATCCAAGATAAAATTGAGGATTTATTATCGGAAGAAGTATTGACCGGAAAAATGGTTGAGGGTAAATCCTACCAAATTAAAATGGATGGTGAGGAAATCAAAATTCAAAAGAAAGGGAGATAAAAAAAAAAGAGGACTAAATGTCCTCTTTTTTTATATAAACTCCTCAAGTTTATCCAAATGTCTTTTCACAATCGGATGGTCTTGAATGTCTTCGTATTCTTCTCCTGACGCTTTCATCTGTTTTATTTGAGTCACTAACATTCTAACTGATTGTTCTATTTGTTTACTTAAGAACGGATATTGTTGGATGTATGGTGATAATGAAAATAATGGTTTGGCAATTTCAATTGGAATGTTTAATTTAACAACTAGTTTGGCAACCATTTCTTTACCAAATTTATCGGCATCCATTTCCATATCCCAATAGTGTTTATATAAACTTTCAAAATCCTCCAAATCAAAATCAGTTAGTGGGTTCAACAATTTCATCTTACCCATTTGTTCTTCATGTCTAATTTCGTGAAAAATAGTATATAAAAAATCCCCAAAAGTGGTCATATTGTTTGGTGAACAAATTATAATTTGATTTTTTGTCCTTACACCCGCAAAACCTGTAGAACAAGAATTCAAAAATTTTACATTAAATCCGTGGTCTTTAATATAACTTTCAACGTAGTTTTTAATGGTTTCAAACTTTGGTTTTAATTCTTCGGGAAACGTTTCTTTGAATTTATCTAACAATCTTGAAAAATTTGATTGTTTTTCGATTTCTTGGATTTGTTCTCTTAATATTTTTTTTATAATGTGTTCCATAAATATAAATACCACAAAACAAAAAAGAGACCAAATGGTCTCTTTTCTGTTTTAAAAAAATCTGTGATTATATCTTGGAATCTCAACTACTTCTTTGAAGTGTAATTTATATCCAAGTTTTTCAATCATTTGTTTTCCCATCTCAATTCCTTTGAAAACATCTTCAATTACGACATATTCATTTGGTGTGTGATAGTTGTAATACCCAATTGAGAAATTGATACAAGAAAAACTAAATTTACTTCTCAACGCATAAACATCGGTATATGGGTGAACCATATATTTCATACTACCAATGTCCATCCCTTCAGTTAACACTTGGTCACAAACCGTAAAGAACTCGGAATCTCTATCGAATAAATCTTGACTATAACATTTTTCTGTTATCATCCAGTTCTCTGGGGCGTCAAATTGGATACCATAACCAACATTTGTGAAAAATTCAGGGTCTGCTTTCTTGGAACCATGACATCCGGTTTCTTCCGACACGAAAAATGCTGCTTTAAGATTTGGTAATTCTTGAAGTAATTTCAAACAAGCAAATACACCACATTTGTCATCACCACCGATACCTGTTGGTCTTCCTTCCAAATTATAAGCCTTTAACGCATCTTTTATTTGACCTTGAGCATTCGGGAGTTGTTCATCATGAACTATAATTGTATCTAATCTATGAACGGTATCCGTGTGAGCAATAACACAAGGAAAATAAAAATCTTCCGGAAGTGTTTCAAATTCTTGTTTGGTCGCATAAACATTCTTATGTTCATCAACATAATGTTCAATATTGTTTTCCGTCAACCAGTTTTTCAAAAATTCAACCATAAGGTCTTCTTGATAAGTCACCGTTGGAACACTCAGAACTTCTTTAAGTAATAATATATCGTTTGTCATGGGACAAAGATAATAAATTAATACGTATCTTCAAAGTCAAAAAGAGAATTTTGATGTAAAAAATTGTTAAAATTTTCTTCACTTAATTTTATTGTTTTTATAGGAGTCTTACCGTTAGGTATAACTTGAACAATAACTTTTAATTCTTCAGAGTCAAAAGAATAAACTCTGAACTTTGTTTCAGGGTCTCTCGGTAAATTATACCATACACCCTGTTTATATCTTTTAAGTATAGTATTTCTTAAATCAATATATTTGTTGACATCAGTAACACTTCCTTCACCCAATTTTTCAATTATTTTATCTAATTGTCTTTCTACGGTTTGATTATAAGATTTTGAATCAAAATTATCCATGTCTAGATATTCATAATGATTTTCATACCAGCCACCCATGTCCGGTGAACGTTTCTTAATAAGATTCGCTAACATTTCTTTAGCATTTTCATTAAAAAGATTGGATTGTAACGCATTTGAATATAAATCAGCAATACTTATTTCAAATTCATCCATATCATAATCATCAACAATTTCAATCCCAAAGGATTCCAAAACATCATTAAATTCTTTTGTAATATGTTCTTTTGCTGTTTTGTTCATTTCATAATCCTTTTCGGTCTGATAATCACCTAAAATCCAATCCATCTCACTATTGAATAGTTCCAACAATAACTCATTAAGTTGTATTCTATATTCGTCGGAATCCAATTGAAATGGTTTATCAGGGACTACGACTTCCCCAATTTCTTTTAGTTTTTCTCTATTTTCGTCATTAATATCATCCCAAACACCATATCCCTGTAAAAAATCATCTTTTACCTGATATGAATCCATAAAATCATATCCATCATAAGAAAAAAGAATTTTATAAAACCATAAATCATCATCTGCTAAACCTAACATATCACCAACCTCATCGGAATCGTCAAATTTAATTGTTAAAATAGTTTGACCCAAAGGATTTCTTACACTAATATCTTCAATAGTATCATCAATATCATATAAATCATCTTTTGTTATTTTACCTCTAACAAAATCGCGTAACGCCATTAAAGTATTGGTGTCTTCTTGTTGAGTTTCATCCTCTTGCTCAGTTTGAATAACTCTTCTAATAATATGTTTAAGGTCTGATTCTGTTAGTTTTATAACTTTCATTTTAACTATTTTTATAATAAATACTTTTTTTGTTTGGAATTTCAATATTTATGTTTATCTTTGTACCATAATAATAAGGGAGTGACATGGAATTGACTATTCGTAATAGTTATTCGGGGCACGTAGTGAGAAGTTTCCTATCACTTAAATCTATGGATGACAAACTTTTAGACGGAAACGTTTTAGACAAACTTTCAGTTGTTGGATTTATCCGCACTGAGGAAGTTGCTGTAGCCTAATCGGAAACACAACACGGGGTCGATGGACATATAACCTTGCAACAGAAGTCTTTACAAAGGTGTGGTACCTATCCGAAAAGGTACAAGTGGAGGATTAGTTCTCAGTAAACCGAACCACTTAAAAAATAAGGGAATTGTGAATTTTGTCAGTTTCGAAAAATTGAATAAACGTGTAGACCTTAATAGGTAATACAAGTAACACCGGAGTTCGAGTCTCCGCACTTCCACTGAGAACCCATCATTTGATGGGTTTTTTTTATGTTTCATATCAATGTAGTCAGGTTTGAACTCACAATACAACTACAAAACATAAAAAAAAAAATAATTAAAACTCATAATTATTCATTTCTTTTTATTATATTTGCTGAGGAAAAAATAAATTAGATGAAAGGTAAGTTAAATAAAATAGATGATAAATGGGTTGTTGAATACTCTGAATGGATTACCAAAGGAGGTAAAAAAGGTGTGTTAGGTGGATACACTAGAAGTATGAAGAGAAAAACATTACCTTTACTCCCAAAAAATCAGGAGTATATGAATTGTTTTTTATACGTTGATAAGGATACTCGTGTAGATTTTAAGGAAGTGTTAATTAATCCTATGGGTAGAGAAGTTGACCCAAATAATTTAGGTCAAAATCATTCAGGGTGTGTGTGGTATGCGGAACTAACTTATGATGAGGAGATTGAAGATAAAGAAGAACAAAAACAACACATCGTCGATATAATGAAGGGTGACGAAGAATTGGGTTTGTATAATGATAACTTTGACTCTGCATTAGATAGTTTCAAAAAAACATTAAATAAAAAATACAATGAATCCAGTGAGATTAAACCTGAAGATATTTTCAATGACGAGAAAATAGAGGGCATTAAAAAAGTTATTCAACAATACAAAGTTTTACAAGGTTTAAGTTTAGTTAATCCCGCCCATTTACAAATGACAAGTAATGGTCACGGAGAATTTCCGGATGGTTATAAATTAACGGAAAAAGGTATTCAATATATTATTGAACAATTAAATAAAGAATAGTGTGAACATAATTTACAATTACATACCGGCAAAAGTAAAAGAACCTCAATGGTTTAAGTTTTACAATACTGAAGAGTTTGTGGTAACAACACAACGAGATTACACCGCAAAAGCAGCATCAAGGTTGGATTTAATACCAGACCCTAAATGTTTTACTCAAGAATTTTTAAGTAAGTTTGGTGATGTGGATGATATGATGTTAAAAAAGAAAAAAGATGAAAAAGATTAAGATTATATTTTTGGACATAGATGGGGTACTTAATGTGTACTCCCACGACCACGATGAGTTCGGGAGTCAGTTTATGCCACAATTTGTTGATAACCTGAGACGTGTTATTGAACAAACCGGAGCCAAGATTGTAATATCCTCAACTTGGAGATACGCCGGATTAGAAAGAATGAAAGAAATGTGGGAAAAGAGAAACTTACCTGGTGAGGTGATTGATATTACACCGGATTGTAATGACCTATTCAACGAAGGTTCATTTGAGTGGTTGGACCAAATTGAAAGAGGTCACGAAGTTGAATATTGGTTGGACGAACACCCTGAAGTTGAGAGATATGTTATTTTTGATGATGATAACGACTTCTTACCTCATCAAAGAAATAATTTTGTGAGAACGGGAAATAACATAAACCATCCGGATGCGTTGGATATTGGATATGGGTTAACAAATGAATGTGCTAACAGAGCAATTAGAATATTAAACGGATAATGATAAATAAAATTTTTAAAAAATTCTCAAACATTAAATGTAATCATTCATTCAAAATGGATGAAGTTTGGGATACCGATAAAGACCCAAAATGTACCAAATGTGGTAAATTATTAAGTGAATTAACACCAAAAGTTCAAAAGAAAAAATAATATTAAAAAAAAATGGAATTAAATAACATTTATTTAGGTGATTGCTTGGAATTAATGATAGAAATTCCTGACAAATCTATTGATATGGTATTGTGTGACCTCCCGTATGGTACCACAAAATGTAAATGGGATGTAATTATCCCATTAGATAAATTATGGGAACAATACAAGAGAATTATTAAGGATAATGGTGTTATATTGTTATTTGGTCAAACACCATTTGACAAAGTTTTGGGATACTCTAATTTAGAATGGTTAAAGTATGAATGGATTTGGGAGAAGACACAGGCAACCGGTTTTCTAAATGCTAAAAAAATGCCGATGAAGGCTCACGAAAATATTTTAGTATTTTATAAAAACCCCCCGACTTATAATCCCCAAAAAACTACGGGTCACAATCCTATGAATTCTTACACTAAAAAACCTGAGGTTCAAAATAAAACAACTTTGTATGGTGAGATGAATAGGGTGATTAAAGGTGGTGGTGATACCGACAGATACCCAAGGAGTGTCCAAATATTCAGTTCTGATAAACAAAAAACAAAATCAAGTGGTTTTATTCATCCGACACAAAAACCGGTGGGATTATTGGAGTATTTGATTAAGACATACACTAATGAAGGTGATATTGTTTTAGATAATGCGGCTGGTAGTAGTTCAACGGCAATTGCTTGTATCAACACTAACCGTAATTGGATTATGATGGAAAATGATGAGACTTATTATGAATTATCATTAAAAAGAATTGAGTTACAAAAAAAATTAGTATCTTTGTAAAGAATTATGGAAAAAGTGTGGAATCCGGGGTATTATGATAAATGGAATAAATTTATTCCATACGAAAAAAAGTGGTATTGCACTAACAACAAGATAATCCACCAATCAGAAAAAGAAAAAAATAATTGTAAACATTGTATAGAATATGAAAACAAAATTAAGGGTAATAAGTCGTGAGGGTAGTGAATATTTTGATATTCCAAATCCATATAATATGACACCAAGAAAAGATGACCATATTGTGTGGAAAGAAGAAAGTTATATGGTTGATTGGGTTGAATTTGATTTTGACACAAATACTTTGTATATAATAGTTGTAAAGAATTAAGTGATGACAGATTCGGAAATATTTGAAAAATGGTGTAGGAAAAATAACATCTGTGGAACTCCACTTTGGTTCACGGAGGAACCTCATTACCAATTAACGGAAAAACAGATAATAGCATTTGCTAGATACCTAAAAAAAGTAAAAAAATGAAAACATACACAAAAGGAAACATAATTGTTGAGGAGATTAAAGTAGGTGATATTCATTATGAATATGAATATGGTGTAGGTCTTAAATGTGAAGTGATAACTTTACCAACATTAAATGAATCCGGTCAATACGAATGGAAAAGTAGAAATGTGAATACCGATAAGGTAATTGATTATTTGGTTGACCCAAAATATTCACATTACTCAGCAAATCTATATGATTATGAAGCGTATAAAGTGAATGTTTTTATATAAATGCTCGTTATTATGAACAAAAAACTAATATTTGATTAAAATAACGAGCATTATGAAAAATAACGAAGAATACATTTTATGTGCTGCGATATGGTATAAAGATTTAACATTAGTTAAACCTGAAATATTGGAACCAAGAGGATTCCGTCCATATAATGTTGACCGAGGTATAGTTATCTCAGGATGGAGACATGGAAATTGTATCTATCAAATGGTGGCAATTACAGGAAAGAGAGATATACCCGCAGAAGTTGGTGAATCTATTCAAGGATTTTTAACAAATAAAAACAGATTTGTTGATAGAACCGAAGGATGGGAAATCGCCGAAAAAGCAGAACAAATAAACGATAGAGTTAGAGGTTCAAGTAAAACCTTATATTCCGAAGATTTATATTAAAAAATTATGAGTAGAACATTTACAATTGAAGAAATTAGAAAATACATCTTATCACAAGATAGTATAGGAGACATTCTTTACAACTTAAAAGAAGAAAACATAATCCAAGCAAACGAACCTGAAGAAGATGATACTGATTGGGATAGTTTAAGTCATGATGAAATTAGAGAAATGTATCAATAATGAAAACACCTGAAATAATACAAGAAGGGTGGGTTAAATTCTCACGAATACCTTGTGTGGAAGGATGTATTGATGTTTGGTATGGTGATTGTGCTCATGACCCAAATAGTGAAATTAAACCACATTGGAACTTAAATGGTTTCAGAACCTATGTCAGATTAAATGGTGAGGGTAAATGGTTTAGTAATGATTATAGAAGAGGTTTAAAGAGTTTTACTATGGAAATGGGTGAAGTATCTACATCACAGGAAATTTGGGACGAAATAAGTAAATATAATTATAAAGAATAATGGAAGGTGTTATCAAAACAAGAAACTTTGACTCATTAAAAAAATTGAGTTATAAACGTGCTAAAGGTAAAAGGAAAAATATCGTTAAATTAAATGATGATACGTACAAAACAATACTTACATTAGAAAAACTAAAACTTTTAACCCCGGAGATGTTATGGGATTTAATCGAAAGACGAAAATTTCTCTATATTGAGAGTGAAAAGTTAGGTTATATTATGTTATGTCGAGAAAAATCAATACCTTTGTCAAAAGATGGTTTGAAAGGGTATCTTAATCATTTGGCAAATATTAAATTGGCTTTGTTAAGAGTCCCTTACGAAATAAGAATAATTCGCCAATACAGAGATTATATAAATAAAAGAGAACAAGATGAAAGTAATATTCCTAGATAACGATGGTGTTATCTGTTTAGCAAATAATTGGGGAAGTCGTGTAAACAAACGAAAAAAAGACAAAATATCTTTGGTGATGAATGACCCGGATGTTGAGGCAAAATATCGTTTTGATTATTTTGACAAAAAGGCAATCAAGGTCTTAAATCAGGTGTTGGAAGAAACCGGTGCAGAAATCGTTGTTTCTTCTGATTGGAGATTATATGCAACATTAGAAGAACTTGGTGATTATTACCTTTCAGAAGGAATCACCAAAAAACCAATAGGTGTTACCAAACGATATATCGGTTGTGATAAACCGGATGAGTTTGAATGGGTAAGAAGAACGATGTACGAACAACAAAGATGTATCGAAGTTAGACAATATCTAACCGACCATCCGGAAATCACACATTGGGTTTGTATCGACGATTTGGAATTAGGTGAAAAGGATACTCAAGGAAGAGAACAAAAGTGGGGATTATCCAGCTTCGTTCACACACCAAGAGGAAATGAAGGAATCAAACAATCCGGTGTTAAAGAAAAAATTATTGAATTGTTAAAATGATAGACGTAAAAAAAATTTTAGAAGAAGAAGGACAAGTTAGAAAACTAGAAGGGAATGCACCCGAAGGTTTTATTTTAGTTCACGAAAAAACATTAGAGGATTTACTAGATTTTGACATTTGGAAATCTTGGAAAAATAAAGAAATAACCATCAAGGAAATGAATAAAAAAAATTTTGAAAATGAATAATACTCAAAAAAAATTAGAAAGGAAACGTAATAGCAATATTGCAGGTGTTTGTAGTGGACTTGCAGATTATTTTAATATGGATGCAGGATTAGTACAAATAATATTTTTTATTTTATTATTCACACCATTTCCTATCTTTTGGACTTATATTATATTATGGATATTCATGCCAAAAGAACCAAAATATTAGAAAAATATGACTCAATTTAAAGTATCTGAAAAAAGACACATTGCAAAAACAATTAGTTATCGAATAATTAGTACAATGGTTGGATTTTTAATAATGTGGTGGGCAACCGGAAGTGTGGAATTTGGTGCCGCTTTTGGTGTTGCCGAATTATTATACAAACCAATCCAATATTACATACATGAAAGAGTTTGGTATCGATGGATTAAATTTGGTTTGATTGAAACACAAATAAAAAATGAAACACCTTTTCGAAAAATTAATGACCATCTTCAGGATATGATTTCAAAAGAAATACCGACAATACCTCCATCACAAGAACCAAAAATTCTTAAGGAAGGAGAACAACCAATTAAAAAATGGAAGTATTATAAAAAATCCGGCAAATAGTCGGATTTTTTTTTATTCGATATCGAAGTATTTATAGATATGGATAAAAAACTTGAAAACATATTAAATTTATACGAAAATATTTTATCGACTAAATCGAGAATATCTGAATCTGATATCCAAGGTGTCGATGAATTAGTTTATAACCCTGTAACAGGGAAAGGTGGTTCAATTGGATATGGGTATGATAATGGTGTAAGAAAAGATAATTTAGAATGGTCAGGACATAAAAATCATTTACATATTGGATTTACAGATAAAAAGGTTGCAATGTCAATTATAGATAAAGCACATTCCATGGGATTAAAAACAACTGAAAATCCTTACGCCAAAAAAGACCCTAATGGTAAAGTCGATAATGTGCATACAGGTGGTAGTTTACATTACCAAAATTTCCCCGGTACCCCATTAGTCGGAAAGGCCGTTGATATAAGTGGTGATTCAAATAAAATTACGGAATTAATCAAATGGATTGACCAAAATTATGCAGGAGTATCCTCAACAGGAATCTCAACAAAAACTTCGTCGTCCTCGACCAATGATGAAATTAAAGACCCGTTATTATATCAAATTGGTCAAAACTTAGGAAAAGTGTTATTTCCAAATAAAATGACGGAATCAATCTCTTTTGGAAGAAACATTAAGACACAATACGGTGGTGTTATCATACCAAAAGAATCTAATAGTAAAATTAAAAGCCCTGTTTCAGGAGTCGTAGATAATACAAGATATTCATCCGGTTGTAAGAACCAAATCACAATTAAAACTAACGATAATGAACCAAAATTTTTAGAATTTTGTGGAATCACTAACCCAAATGTTCAAGATGGTGATACAATTTCTGAAGGTCAAATTTTAGGTCAAACAAAAGACGATGTTGAAGTAACCTTATTTAATTCGTCATTTAAAAGAATTTCCTTAGGGAAACACACAACATTTAATAAAAAATCAAAAAATTCAGACTACACCGACAAATCAAAAAAAGATACTACAACTAGAAGATATAAAGACCCTGTATTGGCATCTTTAGCACAACTACCTTTCAAACCATTTGAAAATCAATATGATAATACTGGTAATATGAAAGAAAAAAGAATTGGACTTGCAACAGATAAAAGACCCGTCGACCCTTGGATTTTGAATATGGTTAAAAAACCCTTCCAAAAAAAGGTTAATGAAAACGTCGAAAGAATTAAAAAATTATTATAAAAAAAACCCATCGTATGATGGGTTTTTTATTTTTCATAAACTTTTTTTTTTCAATTACTTCACTTTAACTGAATCTACTTTCACAGAATCAATTGTTGTTGAATCTACTGATACCGAATCCACAACTACTTCTGTTGAATCTGTTGTTACTTCTGTTGATGTAGTTTCTACTTCTTTGCAACTTACTGCGATTGTAGCCAAAATAGCTAAAGTCAAAATCACTTTTTTCATTTTTGTTTTTTTTTTAATTTGTTAATGTAATAAACTTGTTAGACCATAAATATATGTGAAAAAATCTAAATAGTCAAATAAATTATATTATTTGTAATAAATAATATGCTAATTTATATCCCGCAAATGCTCCCAAGGCGGATGGAACCGGAAAGACGATTAATTTACCTAAATCCGTAACATATTTAGGTCGATTAACAATTTTCCCCATGAAGAAATAATATGTTAAATAACCTAATAAAACCGCAATATCCGTCCTTGTCGCAATGAACACAACCAAGGTTGCTCCAATAAACCCGAAGGTAAAATTATCCCTTACACCCTCAAAAATTTCTTTCGAGGTTGCGTTTTTATACTCCTTAACTATTTTACGAATCTTCGTCTTTTTTTGTTTGAAGTAATTTAGTTCTTTTTTTTTTCCACACATTTATTTTTTATCCACCCAATCTATTTTTGGACAGTATTTGTTATATTTTGCTTTGGTGAATTCCACAATCAAATAAGTCTTTTCTTTTGGTTCATCATAAATTCTATAACCATTCTCGTCGTATTTTATTTTACGTCTATAGTTCCATTCTTTATATGCTTTATAACCTTCAATAACACCTATCACAATTGAAATTACCCATAAAAGAACACCTATTGTTCCCATAAAACTATATAAACTATCTGGCTCAGGTAGGACAAAAAACCAACCAATAGTTGACAACATACTAAAGATGAAGAACAATATAGCATAAATAAAAAAACTATATCCGATTCTTTTTCCTGTTGAATTATTGGTAACTTGGTAAGTTTTATCGAATAATTCGTGTAAAATCACTGGAATACATACCAATGAATAAGGGATTAGTACTAACCAAGCCAATACCAATTTCCAAAAATATGGACATAAGTTGTTTGGTAATTCTTTTGTTCCGTAGAACCATCTGTACAGTTTTGAACTGATTGAATTTGAATTTAATTTCATATTATTTATTCTCTAATTGGTTAAAAATTTCAGTAATCTCTTTGTGTGATTTATACCATCTTGGAACCACACCATATCCACTAACATAATATTTGAATGTTAATCCGGTAATACTTCTTGAAATATACGGTAAATCCAATTTGCTTGTTGTGATGAATCCTTCACCACCATAATCACCAACATACTGAATACCCTTTTCTTTCATTTTTTTGATGATGTCCAAATAGACCTCATCACTTTTGGCCCATCCACAGGTTGAAACTCCTGCAATGTCTCTAGCAAACAAAGTAACTAATAACGCTACTAACCCAACAACTAATAAAACTGTCATCATATCTTTATATTTTTTTACAAAGGTAATACTTTTTTTCGTTCTACCAAATAAAATAAAAAAAAAACTCCAAGTTTCCCTGAAGTTTGTTGTGGTCCCGGAGAATTACGATATCCCGACTTCTACATTATGAGTGTAGCACTCTTACCTCTGAGTTACGAGACCAAAATTAGGTTTTGGTGTAAACACCCTACATGACTTTAACCTAAAAAGTACACTGAGTAATTTAAAACCCCCAGCGGTTTTTACTGAACCTTATTGGTGGTGTTTAACGTACCTACCAAATTTATCCACCCTCACAGAGAGTTTCTCCAATCGGAATTTCCATTCCTTAAATTTACCCAAGCCTGTTTTTAACCTTGCTTGTTTAATTGCAGATTCTTCTGCCTTCTCACGTCCTTCTTCCGTAGTTTCTACGAAAAAAGTGGGAGCCTGAACACCGTTATAAACGGGAACTACTCTCCAAATTCTCAATTTCTGAGTCATAATACTTGAACTAGTCAAGCACTATGTGGAGTTGGGGTTTTGGTTTTTCATAATTTTATTTTCTATATCCTATTACGTTAATAAATGTTTGTGTTGAATGTGCCGGTTGATTCCATAATTGACCGTGTTTCCACGTTTGTCTTTTAGAGACCAATTCTTGTGGGTAAAACACACCATTAAAATCAATATTCTTAACCGTTCCGTTTTCACACATTACTTTGAGATATCCTGATTCCGGAATCTTATTCAGGTCAAAACACCAATTCTCTTTTTTATCAAGAATGTTTGTTAAAATGTAAATTTTAACTTTTGATTGAATTGCTCGATTACCATTTCGATTGCAAGAACCCCAATAGTCATAGTGGTCTGAAGATTCATCTTTACAAAGGTCAGTAACATCCTTACCCCAAACGTGATATTCTTTTCTATTTGGTCCGTAGATTACCATATGTAACCCTTTTCCGGTTACGTAATTTTGTCTTCCGTATAACCAAACATCATCTCCGATATTTACTTTTTTAAGTCCTTTGTTTAGGACTTTTCGAGTACCATATCTAGTTTTAATCTCTTTCGTATAATTCCTCATATCAATAATATAATCAATTTAATAACAAATATCAAACATATGGTGGTCTATCACCTCAACTTTCGACTGATACAATTTTATGTGTGCCCCACGTGGTCTATGCGTTACTGTCGCTTTAATGTTTGATAATTTAGTATCCCCGGTGGGAGTCGAACCCACAAGCCGAAGCGACAAGTTTTAAGCCTGTTGTGTTTGCCAGTTTCACCACGGGGATGTGTTTCCCCCAATGAGATTATTTTGGAGTAGATGTCCACAGTTTTCCTATTCAAAACCCATCGCGTCTTACCGCTTAAAAGTCAACCATTACTAGGAGGTGAGTTGGTACTCTCCCTATTAACCCTAAGACCCCCTCTGTAAAACCGTTTGAGGCGTCAGCTACATCTTTGTTTAAGAAACGATGCCAAATCTGTTGAGTATCTCTATCTCAATTGTAGTCAGGACAGGATTCGAACCTGCAGTCATTGGAGTATAGGACTGTGTTCCACTCCTCAGACTATTCATAGTTAGCGTTTCCTCTCCGCCACCTGACTATGGTTTGAGTGATATGTAGTCGACAACCACACATTCATCACCTGATTTCGTACAGGACCCAAGATTTTTTTGTAGTCAGAACAGGAATCGAACCTGTGCTCTGCCGAAGATACCCCACTTTCGTGAATCGACGACCAAATACTACCACTATATCATCTGACTATATAGGACACGGGTTCGGTTTCCCCATATGTGTCCATACTTTTGTAGTTGTGTTATTTTAAGAGAAATAACCCGGTACCCACCGAAGAACCCGTATTTTTTGTCCCACAAAAATTTGTAAAAAGACCGTATTATTGTTTGGTCTATTTCAACCGTCCGAGTTCTACATTTTACATCCAAGAACCCATACCCTCATACGGAGAGAACGAAAGTGGATGACCTGAAGTCAGGACGGGACTCGAACCCGTGACCTTTCGGCAGTTTCCCACCGAACGAAGTACCAACTCTTCCACCTGACCTACCGGAAAAACTGATGAACACGTTATTCATCTTCGGTTTGAGTTAACCTTGACCATTCTTCCATTTTTTTTTGAGAGATTTCCCCAATAAGTGTTGTCAATCTCGTCCTAAACCGAACCATACTTTCTTTTAAGGCTAAGAAACTTCTAACTACCTATTTGTCGCCACTGATTTTTCTTAACTACAAAAAACAGACTCACAAACTGAACCCCCAAAAAACGACTCGAGCTTCCGATTGGATTCGAACCAACGTGACCTTTCGGTTCCTGATTACAAATCAGGTGCAATCAACCTCTATGCGACGGAAGCCTGTGGCAGAGTATTTTTTTTAAGTAGAAGTCAACTCTGTCTCTTAAACTACTGATAACCAACAGGACTCGAACCTGTTCGATTTCACCGTAGGACGTAACGAGAATGCTACTTTCCGAGTGTTACTATATCCCCTCACCTCTGCGTCTACCCATCCGCCATAGTTATCATTTTTTTTTAACATCATCACTTCGGCCACATTGGGAGAACCGCAGTTCCCACGTTGTTTAAGGAGGTAGTTGGCGGTGTATCACACCGAGTTATGATAATGTATGTTGTAACAGAAAAATTACTTCTTTAAGGCCGGTCATACAATAATTCCGGTATCTTCAATTTTTCTGTATACTTTTACACATCCCTCAAGATTGGGGATAAATCATCTACACAGTATCGGAAGGTGCCGACTACCTGTCTTATTGTAACTTATTTTTATCTTACTCAACAAACATAACACTTCTTGTAATGTCGTAACTAAATTTTTCGCCTTCAGTGGTCCATCCACCATTGTTACTTGTTTGTTTTTCTATGTGTAAATTTTGTACTTCCAAAAGGTTGCAACCCTTTTATGGTGTCACCAAATTGAGTGATTACGTTAATTGGGTGACGATTCCAATTAGTATCCTATCCTCACCTGCTTGGATGAAAGTATTTGTACCCCCGGTGAGAGTCGAACTCACAAAATCTTCTGAGCCTAAATCAGACGGCTTTTCCGTTTGCCCACGAGGGTAATTGTTGTAGTGTAGATAGGAATCGAACCTACCTCGATGAATTACTTGTGAAATGCACCAACCTTTTGCTCCAATCCTAGTATTAAGGAGTGTTACCTACAAATCACCATCACTCAACCCTTTTACACCATTTGTACCTCCAACACGATTCGAACGTGTATAGGACATTTTAGAAGAATGTTACATTTCCATTTATGCTATGGAGGCAATATGGAGCGGATAGACAGAATCAAACTGTCGTCTGAACGTTGGAAGCGTCCCATAATAATCACTATACGATACCCGCATATTTTGGTAGATTCAGACTAGTACTGTCTACCGAGACCTCAATTTTGAATCACTTCAGGGAACTGAGACACATTCGTAACGGGAGAAGGGTTCGAACCTCCGACCTCGAGGTTATGAGCCTCGCGAGCTACCTCTGCTCTATCCCGCAATTTGTTGCAAATCTCAGGAATTGAACCTGATTAAGTCGGCTTATGAGACCGATGAGATGCCTTACCTCCCGACTGCTGTGTATTATTTATTTTGCTGACTAATAAGGATTCGAACCTTACTCCTGAGTCCCCTTTCACCGGTTGCTATAGCACCTGCCGTTACTCCGTTCCTCCGTGCACCTTTACACTATAATCAATCGTCAGTTCTAGAACCTGACAGTCATAGGTTAATTACTCCTATGATTTATTTTTAGGATAACAGAGCCGGTTGTAGGTTATTATCCCCACCACAAGATATCTGTCTATTTTGATTATCCGGATACAACCGCCCGGGTCATTATAGCTTACGACTCTTGTAATGTTTGGCGGTCTATGAGAGAATCGAACTCTCATCTCTACCGTGACGGGGTAGCATCCTAGCCGTTGAACGAATAGACCAAAATTGACTTTACCTTACAAAGTCTAAGTAGGTTTAGTTGCGAACTTTCCTTTCAGTCAGTGTTTCTTTTCCTTCAGTCTTTAAACTATCGTCGCACGTTATCTGACAATTTCAACACAAAGCGAATGTGTTAACAATCGTGGACACAGTGGGAATCGAACCCAAAACAATCTGATTGCAAATCAGTTGGACTGCCGTTGTCATCTGGCCCGTTTATTCGTCTTTCCGAATCGTCAACATTGTGTAATTAGGGGACACGTTGCTCATAACCCTTGTAGCCCCACCGGGAGTCGAACCCGACTTCTTTGGTCGAAAACCAAATGTCCTAACCGATAGACGATAGGGCCAAAAATAAGTTATTTTAAACAGGTCTTCGTCTCTCCTAGCTGGCCCACTTGAAGACTTGTCTTCGTGCCCGACTCGAACGGGAATGCTAGCAACCCAATCCAGCTTGCCTATATCATAGGTGTTTAAATAACTTTGTACTGCGTACGGGAATCGAACCCGTGCCTCATCATAGAAAGTGATACGTGTTAACCTCTTCACTAACGCAGCGTTTATATTATCAATATGTCAAATAACGTGTTTTAATTTGTTGGGACAAAGGTATAAAACCTTTTTTAATCTGCCAAACTTTTTTTTATTTTTTTTCTTCAGTTTCTTCTACATCAACTAAAATGTATTCTACTCCTAAGATTGGTGAATAAACCATTTCTAATTCTTGATACTTTGTATCGTTTTTTTCTTGTCCTTCCATCTTTTAATTTTGTTTCGACAAAGGTACGAATATTATTTTTAATATTCCAAATATATTTCAAAAAAAAATCCACCTCTTTTGGAGATGGATTTTACTATATTATTTTTTACTTAAATATACATCATACCATCTCCGTCCAAGTTGTATCTCTACCCTCGGCTCCTATCGTAAGTAATAATGTATTTAAAGTTTGCATTTTCTGTGTTATTGTAATTTCTAATAAATATACACCTTTTTTAAAAAGTGTCAAGTTTTTTTTTTATTTTTTTATTTTTTCTTTATAATCTCATCGGCAACTGACGGAATATATTGTTTATATAACTCAATTTGTTTCATTTTGAGTTCAATCATTTCGTTTATGTTGTCCGTTAGTTTTTTCATTTTATTATACTCGTCCGGAGTTAATAAATAAACTTCTCTTGGTTTTGTTCTCCAATCTTGTGAAATTGGTTTTGGTAACTCAACCAGTTCAACCTTATTACCCGGTTTGGTATCAACAAAGTATGGTGTTAAACCTTGAGACTTCAAACGTGTAAAATCAAACGATTTCAAATTGGTATCCAATGTTCTTCTTTCCTCAGGAAATTCCGGTTTTGACATTATATCCTTATGTTGTCCCAATATATCTTCTTTTTCTTGTTCAGAAATTATAAATTTTTTCATAATGATTTTTTATGTTTAATTCTTTTCCACTTTAAACTAAGGTCATCGGGGATGGTCGATAAATCACGAACATTTAAACCATAATTCTCAAAAACCCATCGTTTTAGAATGTTTTTTATTTCACTACCTTCTAAACCCATAAAATCTTTCAAAAACGATATTATTTTATTTTTTGAGAATGATGATGTTCCATTGTCATCATTATAATCAAATACCACTTCACCATCTTTCATAAAAAAAAGTTGTTCAGGGTATTCCTCATCTTCATAAACTTCCAAATCTCCAAAGTTGGAATTTAGATGTCTATTCACAAAATCATATAGTTTCGATTCGTTTATAATGTATTTCATAAAATTTTAATTTATAATGTCGCCCTAACCCAATAGATTCCCACCTTTACGGAATTTATAAGTTTTTGTAACCCATATTTTATAACGACTCTCAACCCATTCTTTTGTGATGTTTTCTATTTCCTTATCTTCTAACCCAAAAAAGTTTGATAAAATTGACCAAATATTGTCATTTGAGATAGAGACAACCCCACTTCTTTTATTGTATTCAAAGATTACTTTATCATCTTTCATAAATATAATGTAATTTGAATATTCTTCCATTTCAATTGGTGTTAAATCACCATACTCAGAGTTTAACCATCTAATGATTGCACTATCTTTTTGACTTTCAGTTATAATGTATCTCATAACGATAAATATGATGTTAAAAAAAAATTAAATTTCTGTGTAAAAGGCTAGTTTTCTACTACCATCATCATAATACCTATCAACATTTTTATTTTCTTTAAAAATACCTAAAGATTTAATTAACGATAGTGATGGTGTGTTATTTTCAGAAATATTGGCGGTTATTTTGGTAACCCCTTTTGATTTACAAAAGTTTATTGCATCATTCATTAATTTTTTAGCAACACCGGTTTTACGTTTATCATTTACAACACCAATCGCATTTAAATGACAATTTTCTCCGGTTATCTTAAAAATAAGTTTCCCATCATTATTGTAATGTGTTGTGTATAAACCATCTAAAGATGATAGTCGTTTTCTATCCATTCCAAGAGGTAAAACATTCTCAAACCAATCATAATCATCATCAGAATAATGGGATGTTTTTATCTCTTTATGTTCTTCAGAAATTACATTTTTTTTACCTAAGTGCATCTCAAGGATTTTAATTTTCTCGTCTTGAGAAATGTCATTAAATAAATTTTTCATATGTTATATTTTAATGATAAATACGTTGATATTAATAAAAAAAGTTTAACAACCCCGCCCTCGGGTCGTAGCGGGCAACAAAGGGATTAGTGGAATTCCGTGTGTTGGTCACCACTGTACTAGTCCGTATCTACCTTGAATTTAATCAGCTACTATTGGGTGGCTACCCCTATCAACACACCTAGTCCATTAGTTTTTTAGAGTATGGACACTCTGGTTGTTAAACTTTTTAATTTACATTTACCTTATTTACACGGCGATTATCGCCGACATAAATCACATAAGGTAAATAATTTGTTAATAGAAAAGATAATCATCCCATTCTTTTGGAATATGAGACATTTGTTTCATTAACATTAAATAGTGAGGTCGTCTTGGTTGAGGAATTTCTTTCCCATATTCTTCCAACGTTAAATTCGACTTTTCACTATTACATTTTCTACAAGCAGTTACCAAGTTGTCCCACGCATCTTTACCACCCTTAGATTGTGGAATTACGTGGTCTAATGTTAATGTTTTTCGATTATCATCACCACAATACACACAACAATAGTTATCTCTCTTAAACACATTTTCACGATTTAACGGAACCTTATGTATCTGTTGATTAACATATTTATAAACTCTAATAATGGATGGTTTTTTAATATCAAGTTCCGGATTTATCAACTTAAATGATTCCGGGTGTTCATATACAACATCCGCATTTCCTTTATAAGAAATGACGAACGCCCTTTCGGCGGAAATTATACTCCGAGGAATATAACTTGAATCCAAAACCAAACATTTATTATAATTACTCATTTTGTTTATATTGTGTTTTTCTATTGTGTTTCCAAGAACGAAATTCTCTGTATTTGAAAGCCCATATTCCGGATTTTTTACTCCAATAGTCTTCAAACCAAGTGTCCCACTCTTTATACTCTTTTCTTTTTTCTTTTTTATACTCTTTGTTAGTATAATTTTTAATTCTCATTTTGCTCAAATTTTAGGTTTATTAAACCTAATGAGCGTATAATTCTTTTTTCATAATTAATAGTTTTGTGGAATATTTGGGATTCGAACCCAAGCCTCGCGTCGTCTGACGCTTGCACATCCTTATGTGCTTTTATCCCAATTTCTTCAGGAGAGACCCCCAAGGGATAACCATAACGGAATTACCCTTGGCTCACTCTCCGTCATCCGTGGTTAGGACGGGACTCGAACCCGTACTAAGTTTCTTCCATCCTTAGCCTGTTTCTACCTCAAGTGTAGTGTAGGTGTTTACCAATTCCACCACCTAACAATATAACATAAACCTTATTGGTCCCCTGCCGGGTGACCCCCTACTTTTTCACACAACCCGGATGCCTCCGAATCTAATTTTCTATATTACCCCTATTAGGAAACGCGTTTTCCGTTCGGTAGTTCAAGCCCATTTTCGTGGTTTATAAGAATTATGTCATTTGTAGTCAGGAGAGGAATCGAACCTCTCTACAGGGTGCTACCCGTCATCCGTGACCTTCCATCGGACTCGAACCGACCTTGTATCCAACCTGACCATTAAAAACCCCCGACCTGACCTGCCAGATAGTACGTGTCGGTATTAATTTCACGTGCCGTTACGTAGCGAGGGTTTTAATCTAAACTACTTGGTAAATAAAGTAATGTTGGATTTTTACGTTGTACATCTACCTCCGGGTAAAGTTTCTTAAACTCCATTACATTAAACTTACCGGTGATTAAGTGAAAACCATTTTTGGTTTTAATTACTTTCTCAATCTTATTACCCACCGGTTGGATTTCCATTAAATCCATTGTAATGTCTCTCAAGAATTTTTTATCCTTCGTATCAACATCAACAATCCATCTTTTTTCTTGTGTCTTAATTTGACCCACAACTGAATCAAACAAACCTTTTTGGTTTTTAACACCATTTTTTATTCTCTCGGCAAGAAGTGCTAACATATCCAAAGAAACATCATTATGATTTTGTTTCTGAACGTGGATGTAAGCTCTTGCCTTGAACATCTCACATAGTTGTTTGATTTCATCGTATCTTTTATCAAGATGTTCAATACTATCAATACAATATGTTTTGATTGTTCTAACCGATTGGTGATTATCTCTCTCACCTTCAGGTTGGTCTTTCTTTCTCTTGAAAACGTATAACATATAGAAATCGTTTTTGTCCGAGAAATTCAGTAATTCTTTAATTTCTTTTATGTTATCTATCATCTTAATATCCTATTTTATCTTTAATTCCTCATCATTTAATATCCAACAGAAATCAGATTCCTCATTTTCTCTTTTAATTAAATTGTTTTCCACAAGTTTACCAAATGTTGATAAGGTCATACCATATACACCACCGGTATCAGGGTCTACTACATTAATTTTAATCGATTGTTTACTAAACATAGAACCACTTGTTTTATATATTTTTGCGGTTGGGTTAGCGATTAACACATCTAACATTTTTTGTTGTGTCTTACTTAATTTCATATTTTTAATATCCTATTTCGTCTTTAACTCTCCATTGTTCCTCCGGGGTAATTCTTTCAATTCTCTCAACCGGAACAAACCCATCAACCCCTTTATCTTTAACATCCTCAAAATGTTCAATTGTATCTTTATGATATGTGAATGCGAAAGTAAGATAATAAAAAATTTGTTCTTTCTCATCCCAATAAGCCATATAATTGTTTCTACAGAAACCCTTATACCAACCCTGTTTCATTTCATTTTTTGGTATCATATCTTATATTTTTTTAAGATTATCACTACGGGATTCGAACCCGTATCTCGTGAACATATTCCACGGTGCTACCCAAGGTGGTATTCATTCCCACTTACACCAAGTGATAATCTTTAATTATCTTTAATTTTTGTCAAAGATAATACTTATTTTGTAATACACAAAATATTTTTTAATTTTCTGTTTCTAATCTTTTAATAACATCTTTGATATTGATGTACGATGTGATAATTGTTGGAACCCCAAGAAGAGCATTACAAAAATCAAACATATATCGATATGTTGAGAATACACTTCCCACGCTCACATTATTATACATCACATAATAAGTCAATAATCCCGCAACGCTACCATAAACAATCCCTTGAATCCAAATCGAAAACTTGGCATCAATACCGGATAATTTAAGAGACAAATGTTGTCCTTTTCTTAATAAATTATTGATTGTTGAAATGTTTCGAGTTCCTATAACATCCGTTTGTTCCTCCGATAAATCATTATATTGTCTTGTTATATTCGCAATCTTTGGAGAATAATAAAATGTCGCTCCCAAGATTAAAATCGATGTAATAATTAAGAATCCAACAATGGTCCAACTCACCAAAGATAAGAAATAAATGGCACCTATCAATCCAATAATTGTCTGCATTACAACCAACATATCTCTCTCAAAAAATTGAACGATGTAGTGCATTAATGTCAATCGTCCGTTAATTTTTGTCGTTTCAACATCCCCATCAATTTGTTTACTCGTTTCAATAGATGCGAATCGTCTATATATTCCGGAGAATACCTTGGTATCATAAATTCTACTAATATAACCAAAGAACATAATCGCAACAAACGTTGAAATTAAATACCACATATATGAATAATCTTTGGAGATTAAATGGTCGATTGTATCACCCAAAACTTTTGGATACATAACCATCAATATTGAATTGACCGCAAATAAAGAATAAGAAAACATAATCGATTTCCAATTCTCCTGAAACATAACTTTTAATTTATTCATATCTTTCCGTTTTAATTTTGACAAAGGTATGAATAGTTTTTGGAATAAAAAAAATATTGATGAAGAAAATTTTGTCTAAGTGACTGGACTCGAACCAGCGTTCTGTACATTCCAATTGTACCGGATTACCAACTTTCCCACACCTAGTGATTGTCGGGTAGACAGGACTCGAACCTGCAAAAATGTCCTCATCCCAAATGAGGCGACCTGCCAATTAGTCTACTACCCGTATTTAAAGTCCCGAGCATTGGAGTTGAACCAATCACAACATCCTTATGAGAGATGCCGATTCACCGGAAAAACTCGGGTATTTTTGCGGAGAGAGGAGGAATTGAACCCCATCCAAGAAAATGGATTTCTCGCTTAGCAGGCGGAACTAATCACCGTCATAGTTCACTCTCCGTATTTGCGCAACGCCAAGGACTCGAACCCTGAACTTTGAGGTTGGAACTCAAAATGATACCATTTCACCAACGATGCATAAATTGATAGGACATCGCTTAACCTATCGTGACGGGCACCCTGTCACTTAACCCTAATGGGACGATTTTTTTGTATCCCCAAGAGGATTCGAACCCCTATTCTATCTGTCGTAAAGATAAGTCCTATCCAGTTGAACGATGGAGACAATTTGAGGTTGAGAACTCCTCTGTGTTGTAAGAACTGTGTACGGGTCATTCTTCTTTTCGCCCCGTATAGTATTCCCTTTCTCACCGGGAACAACACTGATTTGAGGTTAAGAACTCCTCTGTATTGTGATGATTTTCTATGTTAAACATCCTCTTACCCCATAATTCCTTTCTCAAGGGAACAACACATTTTAATTTTGAGTATTCACACAAGGTGTTAGTTTTATGGGAGTTTTACTGATGATAATGCCCAATCGTTCCTTTAACTAACACGGACGACAAACCCCCGTGAATACTATAACCTTATTTTTTTTGGGTGTGTATTGAGATTCGAACTCAACCTTTAAGAACCACAATCTTATGTGCTAACCACTAACACTATACACACCATATATCAACCTTTCAATGTGGGTTTGAGATGTACCCTTTTCAACCCGCTTTCACACCCATCACTCCTAAAGAGCTGTCAGTATCGGATACCACATTTAAGGTCTTGGTACTCTCGGAAGGAATTGAACCTTCTTTTCATTCTTATCAGGAATGTGTGCTAACCATTCTACTACGAGAGCAATTTTACCCCACTTCACCGGATTAACGGACCGGCTGCCATATGGGAGTGGGGGTTTCCTGTTGTTTCAGGACTCCGCTCTTCCGGGTGGACTCGAACCACCATAAATTGATTAACAGTCAACCGTAATAACCTTTATACGACAGAAGAATTTTTGACTACAACGATTTTCACCGCAAAATGGCTTGTTGTAGTCCAAGGCTGTAGGAGCTCATCTTTACACTTAGGCTTTTTGTCTTCTCGATTCCGGAATCTTACGACCGTAGCGTCACCTTGTTTCTTTTTAATATTCGCCCCCTTTATTCAATTAGTTAACTTTTGAAATCACGCACTAGCCTCATACGCTTCGTTATATTTAATAACAAGGGGCGGATATTTTGTGGTTCCCCAGGGAATCGAACCCTATCCTTATCTTCTTCAGAGATACGCGCAGACCACTTACGCCAGAGAACCAAGTAATGATAATGTTGGAGTACCCATCTCGCTCCAATCTTAACTGCTTTAATAAGTTTTACAGTGCACCGGCAGGGGGTGAAAAATTCTTTAACCCAAGGAAGGTGTCGACTCCTTTACCCTTGGAGAATGTCATTATCATTTTATTTTTCTACCTAATCTCCAACCGTTAGGTATTTTATCATCTTTAGATATTTTTTTATTCTCAACATCATTAGTAATCCAACAAGTACCGTATTGAGAATTATTTTTACCTTTTTGTTTTATTGAATTCTTTTTACCTATTAGTTTTTTACTACTTTCTTTATGTTTTTTACCGTTCCAATCCGACTTAAAATTTTTATATTTTTCAGGATTTGTTTTTAATCTTAATATTTGATTTTCTGATTGTTTCTTACGTTGAGTTTCGACAAATAATAAATCAGTTTTTCTCAATTCTTTTAGTCTTAAATTCCCAGCATTTGAACATTTTAACATATGTTCTTTATTTGAAAATCCCCCACTACCACCTTCTTTAAGATTCATACATTTACCATCTCCAATTAATTCTTTGTTTACTATTTCTTTCTCTCTAAGAATTAATTTTTCTCTATTCGGTAGATATTCAAGTATTTCTTTTGTATGGTTTTCAACACCATATTTCCTAATACTATGTCTTAACATTGTTCCACTCCCCATATAACCATCCTCAATATTAGTTGTGGAGTGCATCCCAACATACCATCTTCCCGTTACATTACAAGTTGTTTTGTAAATGTAATGTATGTTTGATTTTTTTCTCGCCATTTCAGTTTCCTTTAATAATAAATATCTCAGAAAACTGAAAAGTACAAAAAAGTTTATGGTGGAAAGTAGTGGACTCGAACCACTCCCGTGAGGACCTGATTTACAGTCAGGTTGCCGTATCCGAACGACTTTTACTTTCCTTTTGTACCTCGAGAGGGAATCGAACCCCCGCCCTTTCCGTGTAAAAGAAATACGCTCCCGTTACGCCATCGAGGTAAATACACTTTCCTACTTGACCGTCTAAGTGTGAAACCCATCTCGTACCCCCGTCAGGAGTTGAACCTGACCCCACTGGTTAAAAGCCAGTTGCCTACACCGGTTTGCTACGAGGGCTAATTTGGTGGACATAGATTCATCATCTATTCTTGGGTTTCCACCGAACCCGTGAGGTGATAGTAGGAATCGAACCCACCTAGCTGAGTTTGCAATCCAGCGCCTAAACCACTCGACCATATCACCATTTTGTTACCCCTGAGAGAATCGAACTCCCGTTTTATGGACCAAAACCACACGTAATAGCCGTTATACCAAGGGGCAAAATATTTTTTAGTTAAAGAACGGTTACCACAATTACGTTCGCCCCGGACTCTTACTCCGGACATTCTTTTTTGGGCGTGGATTAAACTATTTAACTAACCCGCGGAGGTGACAGGATTCGAACCTGCAACCCGAGTAAACGGGCGACGGTTTTCAAGACCGCTCGACAACCAACTGTCCACACCTCCATTTTTTTCTTTATCAATATGTCAAATAACGTTCCTTTATTTTGATGGGACAAAGGTAATCCTTTTTTTTAAACTTCCAAACTTTTTTTTAAAAAAAGTGAAAAAAAAATCCTGAACTTTTTAGATTCAGGATTTTATTATATTTGTTATGTATAACTTCTTATATAGTCGTTAAATCATCCAATAAAACATCTGAATCTGTATGCGAGGTACGCGGATACGAACAATTACTAAACTGCTGTTTCCAAATCACGACATTCATATGTTTATTAGTATTTCTCATTTTTCTTTTTTTTGTGGTATCTCTACCGGTTTTTATTATAACTATCACAAAGGTAGTAAAAGTTTCGTAAAAGTCAAATATTTTTTTTTATTTTTTTTTAATTAATGTTTTTTAACAACATATTTGTGACCAGAATCTGAATTTTTTTCAAAAAGGTCTTTCATCTTAATTGCTTCATCCTCAGAGTCAAAACTCATTATTTCAGAGTGAGAATCAACTAATATTACCGGTAATTCTATTCCGGATTGATTTTTAATCATTTTTACTATAACCCACATATTTTATTTTTTTAATATTTTATTTCAAAAAGTGTATCACCTTCGGTAACTTCAACATTTTCAGTATGATATAAGAAGATTGTTCCCTTATTAAAGTTAAATTCAAATCTTCCTTGACCACCTTCATTATCTCCCCATCCACCATAATTATTTGATAGTTCAATATCACAAAAATCTTCCATGTCTGCCGGTACCGGTCGGTTATTTTCAGAGAAAACCCCGTCAAGAGCACCCTCATCACCACCACCACTATAATATACGGATAATACACCATCTTCAGGTATTTGAACACCATTTATTTCTAATTGGTCTTTCCACTCTTCCATCAACTCAGGTTCTTCAAATTCAATCTCACCTTCACCACCTTCGCTATAATAACCATATTGATTTGAAATGGTTAAAACATTGTTTTCCGGGTCGATTATAATTAAAAATCTATGCCAATTTAACCCGTCAATGTCCGGATATTCGTATTTACCTGACTCATTAATATAGTTGAAAATTTTCTGTAAAATTTGAATAAACCTTGCAGGGATTTCAACTCGTTGATTCCAATCAAAATGGGTCACATATTCCCAATCAATGTCTTGAATTTCTGTTTGATTGTTCCATTCATTCATTTCTATTTCAATATATGATGTTTTAATCCCCGAGGATAACAAATATCGAGAAATCATTCTCAAATATTTTAATTCGTCTTCTGTTAATAATTCTTTCATACTAATAAATATTAGTCTTCTATTTTAAGTGTCTTAATCATCCACAAAGGTCTCTTATTTTCCATAATATTTATAACCCATTCTTTAGCTGTTGGAATATAATTATTACAATCTTCTCTTACATGTTGTTCACCTACATATCGGGTATAAACAATTTTCCCGTCACTATTAAGAAATTCCGTACCGAATTTACTCTCCATTTCAAAAATCCCCTCGGAATGATGTCGATACATTCTATGTAAAGAATCTCCATACCATCCTTTGGTTTCGTCCATCCATTGATGTAAATGAATGTAATCTTCCGGTTTTCCACCGAATTTTTTTGCCGATGATTTGGCATGTAAGTTTGGATGTGCCATTATTCTAATATTTTTTTGTGTTTACCCATTACTCTTTTTAATGTTGAAACATAATTTTTGTCTTTTGCATATATTTTACCCAATAAAGACAAATATTGAGATTTAGTTAATCCACTTTTATTTTTTAAGGTGAATTGTTGCCATAATAGGTAATCATCAATACTACTACTCCAATTAAGGTATTTGGCGTAACCCTTATTTCCTTTGTTAATTGCGGTTGTTTCCCGTTTTTTAGGAACCTTCATCCCAAACAAATTGTTTTGACTGATGAAGAGGGGGGCTTTAAAATGTCCTGATTCTAACACCGCTTGGGCGAAAACCACTTCAGGATATTTAATATTCTTTTCAATTATCTGTTCGTATAATAACTCATGGGTTAATGATACGGACTCTGTGTCGTTTATCGTGGTAAATGAACTTAATGTTACCAACGAAGTGAATAAAATTGTTTTTAACTTCATACTCTCTTTTTTATCGTTTATGAGTTTGGATTATTCCTCCCTCTTAACTTTAACAAGTGGATTTTGAAAAAGTTGTTGCAATAATATGTTATTGCCAAGTTTACTAAATCTAATCAAAAAAAGATTAAAATTCAATAGACCCATATATTATAAGTACTCCTAAAACTTGCTAGCAATCCTTTTTATAGTTTCTTCATCTTCATTTGATAACAATAAACGAGAGTTTTTTAACTTGGAAATATACCCACTCCACTCAACATCCAAATCATTATGATGTTCCTTTGATGTTATAGGTTCACCATCCAAATGACCCTCCTCAAGAAGATAATTAATAATTTCCTCAATTTCTGAGTCTGAACAATTACTTAAAAATTCCTCTGGTTCAATCTCAACATATGTTCTAAAATCCGGCATAATAATTTTGTTTTTTCTAATTATAAAAAAATAATTTTTAAACTTCAAACGGACTTTAAAGATATTTATAAGTATGATTATGACCAATGATAAATTGGGACTTTTGGAATCATATAGATATATGAACGATGGTGTAAATAGATGTGGAAAGTCTTAAACCATAAAAAAATTTTAATAGTTTATTTTAGAAAGGGGTGTTAAACCCCTTTTTTTATTGAAAAATTTTTCTTAAACTTAAAAAAAACAAAACACATTTATGGAAAATCACACAAACCCGGAAAATGCGGGGCAAAAGCAAAACACACAAGATTTATTAAACGCATCATTAATTTTCGCAAGAGCATTAGGGAATATATTTAGTGAAGGTGAAGGAATTGTTGTTGATGTCGTTGGAGACATTAAATTAACGGATGAAATTAAAAAAGTTATTGTATTTAGACACAACGACCAAGTTCACATATATAAATGTGACCAAGATTTGGAAGAAGGAACGGCAGTTAATATGAATGATGACGAGGAAACAGACCCGTCAAATATTGAAGTTAACGATGCTGAAATCATTTCAAACGATACTCCAATTGAAGAAAACTAATTTTTTATTTGTTGAATAGAATATTTTATTTATCTTTGTCAAAAATTTAAACATATGATGAACGTAGGACAAGAATTTCAGAGTTATTACACAAAACATTTAGGTAAACCATCATTGGATTTACACAATTTTAACAATCATATTCAAAACTCAATGACCCCTTACATTTTAGAGGAAAGGGAAATGAGAGTCACTCAAATGGATATTTTTTCCCGTTTGATGATGGATAGGATATTATGGGCTTCAGGTCCTGTTAATGAAAGAATGGGTGATATCATCCAATCACAAATTATTTTCTTAGATAATTTGGATAAGAAAAAAGATATTAACCTTTATTTACAGACTCCGGGTGGAAGTGTATTAAATGGTTTGGGTATTCGTGATACGATGAACTTTGTTTCCGCAGATGTTGCAACAACTAATTTGGGTATGTGTGCGTCTATGGGTTCAGTATTGTTATCGTCAGGAGCGAAAGGGAAAAGGTCTTCTTTGATTTATTCAAAGGTAATGACTCATATGGTATCACATGGAAGTCAAGGTAACATTCAAGATACTAGAATTAACCAACTTGAAGCTGAAAAATATAATTTTTTATTATTCAAAATTTTGGCAGAGAATTGTGGTAAAACATTTGACGAGATGTTAGAGTCGTCAAGGAACGATAAATGGTTCAACTCAGATGAGGCATTACAATTCGGTTTAATTGATAAAATTGTTGGTATTGATAAGAATAAATCAATGACAAATATGATGGATGGGTTTGACGAATATTATGAAAAAGAAATTTTGAAAAGAAATCGTTAACATATACAAAAAGAAGGTGATAAACACCTTCTTTTTTTTTTAGATAAGATAAACACCCCCCTTTGTTTTATAATCTAATTTATATAATAGAGTTTTTAATTCTATTATGCTGATACCTCAGGTTTTAATTTATCATAAACACCTGATGCGTTTTGGTTAAATTTTCTATATATTTCACACACAACACTTTCTAATTGACCTTCTAAACTTTGAACAAATTTAGTATCCTTAATTGCTCCTCCTAAAGCATTTCTAAGAAATGTATAACCTTTACCTTCAAGACCTTGTTGTTGTTTTATCATCATTACTAAACCCTCTACCATTGACTCTGCAACTAATTTTGTGAGAGCCTCACAACTTTTTAACGCTTTAGATAATTCTAAGGGATTTGATGTAAATAAAGAAATTAAAGTATTTTTTAAGAATCCGTCTGACATTCCTAATCCACTTAACAATGAATTAACCAAAGGTTCTACGATAGTTTGAGCGATACCACCAATACCATAATTTCCAAAAAGTTTACCAATATAATCCATTAGTTGTTCATTTAAAATTTGGTTTTCATCCAAAAATCTAATCTCTTCCATTAAATTTAACGCAATTTTCATTTTTTTACCCTCAGGTAAAAATTCAAAATTATTAATAATCTCTTGAGATTCAACTATTGTAAAAATTCTTGTTTTAACTAAACTTTCTTCAATGAGTAATCTTTCTTTTCTATCTTTAGTTTCTAAAATAGCTTTCTTAATTTTTTTATCTAACATAACTATTTTTTATTTATTTATCTTTCTTTGAGGAGTTATTCTCCATTTTGCCTCATCACCATAACTTAAAGGTCCTCCTGAACCACCACTTAATGTTTCGATATAATTATCGACATTACTAAACAATCCTCCTAAAGAACTAAATTTATTTCCATAGGTATTAACACAAGCCTGAACTTTTCGTTTCATAGGGTCAAAAACATTCTGAGGTATATCTTTTTTAGTTTCCCACGCCTCATAATATGTTTTAATAGTATCCGCACATTCTTTTCTTGTTTTTGGAGTTTGACCTTGAGATTGTTTTTTGAAACTTTGTTCTATGTCTGTACCTGATGTAACCGCTGTTTCCGAAGAATAGAACATAGTTAAACCACCCGGGAAATAATTTTCACTATTTGGTACTTTATATTGTTTATATTTACCTGAGGCTGTTTCTTCAGGTGTTAATTCTAATTTATATCCCATACCTTTAGCTTGGTCTATAAACTTTTGTTGTACATCAGTATATTCTCCAACTTTACCTGACTCAACTTTTAACTTATATAATTCAAATTTTGGATGTTTCTGATATAATTGTGTCAATTCCTCTTGACCTATATTTTTTAATTCTTCCCTTGTTTTCCAACCAAATTGAGTTTTTAATTGGTCAATCTCTGATTGTTGTTGGGAGGTTGTCGATGCTAAAGTAACCAAACCTTCACATTTCCATTTACCGGATTTACTTCCGTCAACAAATTTATATGTCATATCAGAAAAGAAATCAACATCTCCAGTTCCTGTCGCACTTGGTTTACGATAGAAATAAATATTTTTTGTGGTATCCCTTTTTAATTTACCATTTGATAAACAACCAACTTTAATAGAATTTCTTAATTTTGTTAAGTTTGGGTCTTCAGAATTAAGGGAGTTTTCTTGTTGTTCATTCATCAATTTTTTATGCATTGATAAAATATCAATTTTTTCGTCTTCGTTAATTATAAACTTTTTCATAAATTATATTTTGTTTGGGTCCTCACCATCAACATCTTCAATATTATTATCCTCTTTAGGTTTAACTTCAACCTTTGATTTAATTAAGTCAGGATGTCTTCGATTTAATTCTTTGGTAGCATCTTGATTATTTTCCAAAGAAATCCAATTAGGTATTTTTTTTATTCCTTGAGGTAATAAACCTTTAGTTTTCCATACTCCATTTTCAAACTTATATTGGTATGGGTCACCAGGTGATGTCACAGCACCCACTTCTAATTTGTTTTTATTAGGTTTTGGAGATGGTGATGGTTTTGGTGATGGTTTTGGTGATGTACCTCCCCCGCCTGTAAGTTCATCTTCATCAAATTGTTCTTTTACGAACTTTTTTTTTTCAACACCCTCAGCTATAAACCCAATTTTAGAACCATTACAAGATATTATCTTTCCTGTTATTTTCCCATCTTTAGTCTTAACTCTACCATCCGAAAATACTTGATATAAATTACCTTTATTACCTTTAATTAAAATATATACATAATTGTTTACGTTTTTAAGTACTTTTTGGTCAATGTTTGCATCTGAATCAAAAATACAAGGGAATGATTTTTTGAACCAATTAATATTTTTTTGTTCAGTACTTGCAACTGACAATTTACCTTCTTTTTTAGTTCTATAACTCATTGCTGAAAAAGTTTCCATCAATTCTGCCAATTCCTCATCATCTAAATCATCAATTAATTTTTGAGCAAAATCACCATAACCTAACTCTTCGAATTCTTTATTAATGTTACACAAATCATCAAGATTCCCTTTTTTCATTTTTTCTGTCTGAGCTCTCCAAAGTGAATCGTCTGTCCCACCTAAAAATCCGGCAGTTTGATAATTAAACGCTCTATTAAAGGCACTTGCGATAGATGCTGCGTCAAGAGTTCCTTCTGCATCAGGTCTATTAGAGCAGGCTGATAACATTTTTTGTACTGATTTTTCGGTATCAGTATCAATTGACTCTTCATTAATTATTGATTTAACTTCTAAAACATTTTCTTTTAATGTTTTTGACGAATCATAGTTCATCATCAATTTAATCTTGTTTAAAGCCTCTTGAGGGCTATATTTAGGTTGTACCATAACTCTTAACTATTTTATTTTATAAATATATCATTATTACCAAATCTGATTAGCGGCACCACGATTTAATCCGGTTTGCCATTTTTCACCTGATTTTCCCAACATGTTTGCCTTACCTCGTGTTGGTGTATAAAAATCTGACCATTTAGGTATTGTTCCTCCACCTCCACCTGTCGATGGTGATGGTGCGGCTGCAGGAGCGGCATCTTGTTCTCCTATTTCATCTTTTAAATTGGTACTAATTGCGTATTTTTTGAAAAAATCAATAAGTGTGTTGATATCAGTCGTCATTTTTTTTTATTTTTTTTTTGGTTATTTCAATAAATAGTCATAATTTAGCCATATGAAAAGATTTATACTATTATTCTCGTTAGTTTTTTTATTACTTTCCTGTGAAGCGTATGTAACAGAGAAAAGTGATTTGACTTTAAGTGGTAAATATGTGGTGTCAAAACTAGAGATTACCAATGTTGACCAGAATCAGACACCTGATTCATTATATTTGTTGGGAACAACTTATATAAATGATGCAATGCCTCACCCATTTAATTCAATCTCAATAAATCAATCTTACATTCATTTGGATTATTCATCAATTAGGATGAAATTATTGGGTGTTACTCAGTATGGTCAAGATATATGGCAATACGGAACGTCTCCAAATGAAATATTTTATAGGGTGTTAAATAATAACACATATGATTTGGGTTATTTACAATTTGATTATGTAACCCAAGATGGTTCAACCCGAAGAATAACATTTCACATTGAACATGACGGATTTGAAAGTTTACAACTAAAAAGTTCCGGAGGTTGGTTCAACGGAAAACATGGTGAAAAACAAGTTATGACAATGTTTCTAACAAGAGTGGGCCCTTAATAGAACTCACTCTTTGGTAAATTTGATGGATTCACCATATAATATTCATTTAAGAACACCAATAATTCGTCTTCATCCAATTCAATTTTTTCTTCTTCATAAAAATCTTCAATAAAGTCATCTTCATCATGAAAGAAGTCAAATGATTCGGTGACCAAATCAAATCCATATTCTTCAACGATATCGTAGTTTATTGTATCATTTCTTAACACATCCTCTTCATCATCAATTGTTCTGAAAGACACTTCAATTATGTTTGTGTCGCTATTAAGATAATATGAGATAATTTCTTTTATTTCCATAATAATATGTTTTATTAACAAATATCTAAAATTATAGGAAAAACTAACATTTTATCAATAAAAATTAAACCCCTCGAATTCAAGGGGTTTAGATTTTAATTATATCGACTCATTCTGTTAAACATCTCTGAGATTTTATTTTTTTGAGATTGGAAATCTTTCATTAAATCGTCATCAATTTCTTCCCATTCAGGTTCATCATCAAAGTTATTACCGGGCCAAGTAGATGCATCATCACCATCATAATCCATAAATTCGTCTTCATCCTCATCTTCATTATAACTGAATCTTTGGTATGGTCCCGCTTTACCAGGTCCTTCACTATCAAAATCATATGCTGGGTCCATATCACCATATATTCCTTGGACTCCTGAAATATCATTCTCATCAATTTCATCATTTGCCCACGCAGATTCCATTGGTTCATAAGTTATTTCCTCGTCATCATATTCATTAACAGGATAAACATCATCCGGACCTCCCGAAACAAAATCATATGCAGGTTCAACAGAATCAACATTCATGTCATCGGCGTTTCCACCTTGTTCATCTAATTCATCGGTTTCCAATTCCTCGTCTTCAAATCCGTCATCATCGATTACATCATCTTCTTTATAAAGATTTTTGTGCATACCTTCAAAAGTGTCAACATCGTTTGAACTTCCTTGAACATAATCAAATCCTGAATCAGGGTTTAAATCTTCTTGGTTGTAGATATCATCCAAATGACCTGTTTCTTCCATCATAGTACTACCACATTCCATACACTCTCCTTCATACATCTCTCCACCACATTCACACGTTGTTTTAGATTTCACTTGTTCGTTAATACCAAAGTTGGTATATTTTTTAACCTCACCCTTATTATTAACCACCAAACCTTCTTTATCACCCGCTGGGTCAAATACATATAATGGTTGTTCCTTAGCGACTTCCGGTTGCATTGTTCTATAACCATCATAAACTGTTTTATGTTGGTTCAATATATCCGATTTTTCAGATGGCGTTAATTGCCCTATTCCGTAATTTCTCATAATTAAGTTTTATTATAAATACATCATTTTTTTTGTTTTTATGTTTGACATTTATAATAAATAATAATATATTTGTATTATACAAGTGAGATTCAAAAAAATTTTATGATAGTATCTTGGTAATTTACTCTTCGCCGAAATTTGAACTCACTTGTTTTTTTCTTCATTTTTTTTTTGTCAATTCAAAAAACATCCTTACTTTTGTCCTATGAATATATTTTTCTTGGATGAGAATCCCAAACTATCAGCTCAGTATCACGTAGACAAACACGTTGTAAAAATGATTTTGGAAACCGCTCAATTATTGTGTGGTGTTCATCACGTAACCGACCAAGAACCGACTAAGTACCGACCAAGTACCGACCAAGTACCGTACAAGTTGTCACATAAAAATCACCCTTGTGCAGTATGGGCTCGTCAGAGTTTATCGAATTATTTGTACTTGTGTGAGTTGGGATTGGAGTTAGGGAAAGAATATACCCACAGGTATGGTAAAAGACACAAATCAATAGATGTGATTAATTGGTGTATAATTAATAAACCAAACATCCCGGACATTGGTTTCACTACTCCGGCGATGGCTATGCCGGACGAATATAAGGTGGATTCCGTTGTTGAATCTTACAGAAATTATTATATGGGTGCTAAAATTGATTTGGCATCTTGGAAAAACAGAGAAAAACCTTTTTGGTTTGAAAAAAAAGAATTAAATTTGCAGTATGATTAAAATAGATAAAAATAGAAAAGTTTTTATTACGTCCGATACACATTACGGACATAAAAACATTTGCCGTGGAGTAACGGCTTGGAGATTACCTGATGGTAGTATTCCAATAGACCAAACACGAGATTTCGAAACGATTGAACAAATGAATGAATCAATCATAAGTGGAATCAATAGTGTTGTTGGAGAAGATGATGTGTTAATTCACTTGGGAGACTGGTCTTTTGGTGGATTTGAAAACATCCAAAAATTCAGAGATAGAATTGTGTGTAAAGAGATTCACCTTATATTAGGTAATCACGACCACCACATTCAAAACAACCGAGGTGAATGTCAAGAATTATTTGCAAGTGTTTCTCGTTCAGATATTATGACCTACAAATCCAAAACATTTGAATTGTTTCACTACCCAATCGCTTCTTGGGAAAACTTAAACAGAGGTGTTATTCACCTTCACGGACACGTTCACTTACCAACTAATTTAAGATTCGGTAAAGGTAAGAAAATGGATGTTGGTGTTGATGGTCACCCAACGTTTGGAGTGTACGATATGGACGATATTATAAAAATGATGGATAAACGTGAGATTGCGTCAGATATGTTATTTGACCATCACACGGATGAGGTTGAGACTGAAGATGGTAAAAAAAGAAAATAAGGTAAAAAAAACCTTATTTTTTTTTTGTATATCCAAAAAATAGATTATCTTTGTCCAACAAAATAAAAACAAATACATTAACATTGACAAATTTAGAAATTATGGCAACACGTAGCAAAACTTTGGGATTACACGAATGGACAAAAGAGGATAACATCTTGGCATTCTATTACACAAAATACGGAACTTATGGTCTGTATTTGAAAGATGAAGGTTCGTTGGCGAAATGGATTGGTTCTTCATTAGGTTCGTTGAAAATGCAATCGGCTAACTTCCGTGGTCTAATGGGTGAATCTGAGAGAGCTTTGAGTGATTATTCAAAACTACAGGCAGAGGTGTATAACGAGTGTGGTGATATGTCTAAAATGGAATTGATGAAATTGTGTAAATCAATCATCGACCAAGACACATACGAGAGAAATGAAATTTTGAAAAAAATGGGTAAAGACCCTAAAAAAATGGTAAGAGTATAATGGAGAACATATTCAAGGTAATATCAAATAAATTTTTGTTAAAACACAAATAATAAAAAAAAATAGAAAGATATGCAAACATTAATTTTTAACACCACAACAAGAAGAGTCCAGTTGTTGTCAGGTTCAAGAGGGGACTCAAAAGTATTGGAAGTATTCGAAAATGTTTCTACTGTAAAATACGAAGATACTGGGTTTTACGAAGTAATGCAAAAAATAGATGAAAATTCTAAGTCATCAATTCCGGTGATGAGGGTTCCAATTTCAAACACAAACATGTTAATTCAAAAGTAATATGAAAAGTTTATTAAAGTTTTTAGGTGTGTTAGTGGTATTGTTTGTTTGGATTGAGTTGGTTGATTTATCATTCAACTTAATGAACAAATCTGACGATATGTTATTTTATGTTGGTTTTTTTATATTGGCGATAATAACGTGTGGTCCAATATTCTATTTTGGTGAGAATATAGTTATGTTCTTGAAGAATATGAAAGGTGTTTTTACTGATGAAGAAAAAAAAGATTTAAAATAATTTGGTAGTATAAAAAAAGGTTATATATTTGTACCCAATTAAAAAAGTAATAATTTAAAAAACAAAAAAAATGAGTAGAGGTAAATTTTATTTAATAGTAGTAGTGTTAATTTTCGCAAGTTTTTTCTTGATGAGCTCTTGTGAACGAATCGATGCGGGTCACGTAGGTGTCAAAGTTGATATGTACGGAAGTGGTAAAGGGGTGAATGATGTCACCGAGTGTACAGGGGTGGTATTTTATAATCCAATCACAACAAAGATTTATGAGTTTCCAACGTTTATTCAACACAAAGAATACAAAGAGGAAAATTCATTTGTTGTGAATAGTAAAGATGGTTCAGAGTTCAGTGTTTCTCCAATCATGAACTATTCAGTCCAAAGAGAAAAAGTTCCTACAATCTTCGCAAAATATAGAAGAAGTTTAGAAGAAATTGAGGAAGGATTTTTAAAAACAGCAGTTTATGACGCATTCCGTTTGGCAACGAATAAATATACCGCAGATGGATTGATAGGTAACAGAGAAGTGTTCGAGATTGAAGTTAGAAAACTATTGGAAAGTCAATTACTTAAAGAAGGGTTTGTCATTAACCAATTCACGTCTAATCTAGTATATCCGGATTCATTCAAAAAAGCAATCAATGCTAAGAATAATGCAGTACAAAAAAGTTTGATGGCTGAAAATCAGGTAAAACAAGCCGAGGCGGAGGCGAAAATTAAAATAGCCAAAGCAAATGGTGAGGCAGAATCCATGTTGGCGTTGGCTAAAGCTGAGGCAGAATCCAATAGATTAAGACAAAGTACCCTAACTCCAATGTTATTACAACAACAATGGATTGAAAAGTGGAGAGGTAATGTTCCAACCACTCAGTTGGGAACAAACACTCAAGTGTTATATGGATTAAAATAATAAAAAATTGTTGATTGACGTATGTTGGGGTTGGGTGATGAGAGAACTGCAGTGGGCTGCTGCACTACACATTAAGAATGAACACAACATTGAAAAAGGAGAACTTAGCACAACAATTAAAAAAAAATCAAAAATCCTCATTTATTGAGGATTTTTTTATATATTTGTACTATGAAAATTTTTAGTTATTATAAAGGTAAAAACTTATGGTGGTTCCGAATTTACGGGAGAGGTTTATTTGGTATACCTACAAAAAGTGATTGGATTCCATTCTCAATTAGGAATAAACACCGAAAAACAATTAAAATTTTTGGACATTACATTGGGACATTAAAGAAAGAAAAATGGTAGTAGATATAAACATAATAAATGAATATGTAGAAAAAGGTTTGGTTGAGAAAAATTCTCATCCAACTCTTCCAATTGCGATTTACAATTATTCAAGAGAGGTTCAGTATGATGGTAAATGGGATAACATTACCAAAATGTGTCGAGCACTTGTTTTGGATGATAATGGAAATGTCATCGCAAAAGGATTCGACAAATTTTTTAATATGGAAGAACATCAACCTGATGAAATACCGAATGAATCTTTTGAAGTTTTTGAAAAAATGGATGGTTCATTAGGATTACTATTTTGGTATGAGGGTCAATGGATTTTCACTAGTAAAGGTTCTTTTACTTCAGACCAAGTGATAAAAGGTAAGGAAATTTTATCTAAATATGATTTTCAACCAATCCCAAAAGGATATACCACTTTGGTAGAAATTATATATCCTGAAAATAGAATTGTTTGTGATTATGGTGATGATGAAAAACTAGTCGTTCTTTCTATGATTAGTAATGCCACCGGAAAAGAATTGGATTATTCTTCTTTGATTCAAATTTGTGAAACTACTGGCATGCCATTGGTGAAGAGATATGACGGAATAGACGATTACAAGACCCTTAAATCAATTATTAAAGACAATCAAGAAGGTTTTGTCATTAGATTTAGAAATGGGTTTAGAATGAAAATAAAAGGGGAGGAGTATGTTCGTCTTCATAGAATCTTAACCGGATTTTCAAACATCAACATTTGGGAAGTATTGAAAAATGGTGAAGACATAAATGAATATTTGGAAAGAGTTCCTGATGAATTCGATAAATGGGTTAAAAAAGTTGTGTCTGATTTGAGATATTCTTATTTTCAAATTAGTGAGAGAGCGGGAAAAATGTTTGATTATTATATGTACGGAAAATACAATGATAAAGAACCTGTAACTGACAGAAAAGAATTTGCTGAATGGGTTTTGAAACAAGATAAATTTCTTCAACCGATTTTATTTAAAATGTTTGATAAGAAAGATTATTCTTCGTACATTTGGCAAAAAATTAGACCAACTTACGCCAAACCATTTTGGCAAAAAGAATATGAATAATGAAAGAGTTTGAAAAAATATACGAGGAAAATATCCAACATAACTCATTCTTGAATAAAGAATCCGTCATAAAATGTATGATGGATTCTTATCATTTGGGTAAAATGGATTTGTTGAAATGGTTATCAAATAAAGATTATCTATCGGATAATAAAGAAGTACTTTTGGAAGAATATAATAATCATATAAATCTGAAATCTAACAATGAGTGAATCAGAGAAAAATAAATACGACACATTTATGTGGGTTAAAAAAGTGATTGATTCCTGCGAAACAATCACTCATTTTGTTAATGTTAGAAAATTGATAACCAATTTTTTCAACACATTTAAGGATATTGAACTTAATCGTAAATTGAGAATACATGAACTTTCAGTTTATCGAAAATTCAGTAAAAAACTAAAAAAATAAAAAATGGATAACGCAATTTACGACTATATAAAGAACGGGATTACAATTAAAGGTAATCCATTGGATGGGTATGAAGTTTTTACAATACCAACCCAACATTTCAAAATGGATTCTTTGCATCAATTAACTCCGGAAACTTTTGAAAGAGAAATTCAAAAACAAAAAGTACACGACGAATTAACTTCCGAGATATTCAAGGAAGTTCAAAATGAAATTGACCGAGAGATTATAAATCAATTACGTGGTGGTGAACCTAACCCGGATTTCATCCCGATGAATACGATAGATAGGTTGTATAATAATTTTTTAATGAACCCTGATTATAAGGCAGAATCTGTTGCTGATTTGATGGGTTCACAAGCCGGTCAATTAGTAAAATGTTCAAACAAGTTTGAGTTTATTGATAAGTTATTATTTGATGATGACTTCTACCAAAAGTGGGGTGAGAATTGTTGTGAGGAATTAACTTATATTGAAAGATATAATATTTGGATTGGAAAAAACTATGAAACAGGTATAGAATATAACCCGGAAATTGTCCCCGATTTTGAAAATGATTATTATGAACCAACACCAAAAAGAAAATTAAAATAAAATGGAATTAAGTGTAATGGAAAGGTATGTTGCATTCATTTGTAGTGAACTACCAAAAACGAGAAGAGTATTATTAAATCCCCCACCTCCAATGGAAAACGGAGAGTATGGGTATAAGAGAATGAGTAAAATCGGTCCTCACGTTTATATGCCTGTGGAAATTGAGATTGTTGAAACATATACTCGTTCTGCTAAGTTGTGTGTCAAATTTGAGGATTATCAAATGAATGATATTTTCTATATGTCCCGTCATAAAGGACCGGATAAACTATTAGAGGAAATTGATAAGAAAATTGAAAAGATTGTTAATAGAACCTTGATTGATGATGGAAGACAGGAGTGGGTTAGAGAACAATATAAAATCAAGAGTGAGGACTTCCCATTATTTAAGCTTCGTCCGGGAGTTGAGGTTGATGTGTATGGTGATTTGTATGATAAGTATGAAACCAAGTTTAACGATAAACCGAATTGGGGGGAATTTTCAAAAGAAGATTATGATACCCAAAAAATGTGGGGAAAAGTTGTATCAATACCAGGAATTGATGGAGGATATCCTTGGACTGAAAAATACTCCAAAGATGAATTTATTGAGAAGTTAAGAACTGACGATGAGTTTAATAAAACGTGGGGTGGTATGAGAAAAAATATTGTTGAGTAATGTATATCATAGTTTGGAGAAATAGTCACCGGGAACCATTTATTGATGTAGATTATCGTCAATTTATGGAATCGTATTATAGTTACGAGGAGGCCAAGAATGCTGCGGAAGAAATTGTTAAAAACGAAAATGAGGGTGACCCAAGTCCTTGGTATTTTGATTATAAAATTTATGAAGAATCAAATGGATAAAAAATTAGACATTAGTTGGAAATCATATTCAAAAACCTTACCTTTGTCCAAAGAAATCTATTTGGAAGTTTTTGGTGAACCAAAGACCCACGCAGAATGGGCGGATAGTTTCAATAAAATAGGAAGAATAAACAGATTAATAATAAAACACACAAATGGCGAAATACGAGAATAAAAACAGAAAACCCCATTTAGGATTACTAAATTTTGAGGGTGATACATTCAGAGCCTACAAAATTAATGAATCTGAATATGTGATTGTGGATGATTGGCACGAGATAATCGAATTTACCAACACAAAAGGTATAATTTACATTATGAATGGGGGGAAACCTCTAACAACAAGTTACGGAAGAACATACACCATTCCAAATGAACACGAGAATGCTAGACCATCTGACGAACAATTAAGAAGTTTCTTGGGATTATCTTCTTTGGAAGAAGAGGAAGATGATTTGGAACTTTGGGAATCTGTTAGATATAGAATGGACGAAGAAGGATTTGATTATTGTTTTGAAAGTTATAGTCATTGGGATGAAATCAAAGATGAGGAGTTCCACCGGTTGAGATTAGAGTTTTTAAGAACGATGGAAGAACTTAGAAACTATATTGAAAAAAAAGTTGAAGATGGAAGACAAAAAGAGTGGGATGGAGAATAATATCCCCACAGAGGAACAAATAAGTATTTGGTTAGATTATATGACATCAAATTTAATTCAAAAACATTTTAGACCTCTTTGTGAAGTTAAACCTCAACGCATTCAACATTGGGGTAAATTAAGATTCCCAATATTAGAATCAACTTGGGGAACTTACAATCATCCACCTATTGAAATTATAGGATTATATGAATTTATTGAAAATGGGTCTTTAGAAAAATGGGTTGAAATCAAAAAGAATCCTTTAATAAAGTATGATTCTGCAAGTATAATATTAAAAAGAAAAAATGAATAACACACTTCATATAAAATATAAAAATAGGATATTTCTTTGTAAAAGAAATGGTAAAGAAGTTAGGGTAACTGTTGACCCAACTGGTGTAGTTTTATCACCATTGTATTTAGATAATATTAAAATTGAAAAATCAAATGAAATTAAAAATAATATTTAGCAATGATGATGACACTTTGCGTATGGACCAAACGTTTACAGTAGAGATGTTTAAAGATTTATTGAAAACCGAACCATTAACCTTAGTAGATGTCATTGAACG